TAGATCGTTGTGTACTGAGGAAGGTAGGCGTAGTTGCCAGAACCAGTTCCGTCGACGTTGTTGACGTAAAGCGAAGCCCAGGCATTCAGCGCATTGTTTTGAGCGCCGACGACTGCGTTACCGTTGTATGCGCCAACAAAAGCGGCACGCCCTTGACCTGCATTGTTGATGCCCATGCGCGTCCAGCTGGTGCCAGTTGTGCTGCTGCTGTTCTTGATGCCAAAGTCGCCAGCGGATGTGTCGAGAACTCCGGTCAGCGTTCCTCCGCTTAGTGGAAGCGAATAGTTGGCATAATTGCTTGAATCCAGCAATTGAAACCAGCTTCTCCAGTTATAGTCATAGCCACGAACCCACAGGCCGTCATTCCACATATTGCGGCCAATTTGGAATCCATAGTTGGGACTGCTTGGATGACTGCCAACGCTGATGCCGACGGTGTATGAGCCACTGGACGGCGCGCTTCCGCCGCCATTAGATCCACCCCAGTTGTAGAAGGGGTACATTCCGGTTCCAGCAAATGGATAACCGGGTGTGCTTGATGTAACGCTTGCAGTGTTTGCCGTGGATGCATTTCCAGAAATTGAAATGCCCCAAGTACCTGATGCATTTCCGCCGGTCAATGATGGTGAATAACTGTTGTAATTGTTAGAGGTAAGAATCGAGTACGCCGAACCCCATGTCCCATTTTGTTTTGCGCGAACTTGCATGCCGCTTGCGTCATACCCACTCCACGCCAGCTGAATTGCATAGCCGCCATTGGTTGCGTGTTGCACATGGATGCCGAGAGCACCAAATTGACTGCCGTTGTCTCGGTAGAACATGGAGCGAGTGATGTTGTTTGCGCCGATACCGCCATCGCCGGTATTGGTATTAACAGATCCCAGCCCATTGCCGTCGCCGTAGACGTAGTAGGCCTGTCCCTGACCAGCAAAACTGGTCGAGTTCGATGCGGTTGCCGCGCTGCCGGCAGATCCAGTGACGTTGATTCCCCATGTGCCACTGGCGCCGCTGCCAGTCAGGCTTGGTGAATATGAGGTGTAGTTGCCAGCATGCAGCACCTGATTTCCGCTCTGCTGGAGTGCGACTTGGGAATTTACGGCGCCACTGCTGAAAGTCATCCAGGTGCTGTTGTAGTCATATCCAGCCCACAGATATGAGAATCCAGTGCCGCTACCCAATGCTCCAAAAGATGCTTTCTGTACCCCGTCAGAGCCTTTGAAGTAAAGGCCCATGCCCCATCCGCCAGAATCACCTTGAATTGTGATTCCACCGCCGGCAGTGTTGAAGGCGATTGGTCGACCGCCCGTCAGAGTCCCTCCAGACAAAGGCAGGTACGACGACAGCGCAGAGCTGGTGATGTAACCACTCGGGTTCGTGCTGTTGTAAGGCGTGAATCCTAAGGCTGTCGTTATTTGAGAACTGGTCAGAGTGCCGCCGTATGTTCCCGTGATGGATGCGGCAGATCCAGTAATGTTTATACCCCATGTTCCTGACGCACCCGTGCCAGTGAGACCTGGTGCATAGCTTCCGACAGTTCCGCTTGTGAGATAGCCAGATGGATTGGTGCTGTTGTAAGGCGTAAATCCCAAAGCCGTCGTCACCATGGACGAGGTGATTCCGGTGACATAGCCTGATGGGTTCGTGCTGTTGTAAGGCGTGAATCCGAGCGCCGTGGTGACATCGGATGACGAAAGTGTCACGGCGCCAGTTCGGGTGTTAAAGCTGGTCACTCCGCCAGCTGTTCCGCTAGATGCTGATGTGACTCGACCCTTGGCGTCAACAGTGATGTTGGCATTCGTGTATGTGCCAGCAGTGACGCCGCTTGCTGCCAGGGTTGTGGAGATGGTCCAGTTGGAAGATCCATCTACAGATGACAAGCCGGTCACATCGCCACTCAGGGTCTCGGTGCGCGTCGTGGCCCACTTGGTTGCCGTGGCTGCATTGCCGCCGATGCTCAGGCTTGCAGCCGTTCCGGAAAGGCCAGTGCCAGCTCCAGTAAACGACGTTGCTGATGCGCTGCCATTGACCTGGAGCTTATCTGTTCCGTTGTCGACAGTAGTGCCGATCAACATGTTCAGTGTCGATGGCGTAAAGCGTGCAGCCTCAGTGTTGTTGAAGATGAACGTGATCGGGTTCATCACCCCGGTGCCGATGTATCCCGAGACAATGCGCACTTGCGATGCGCTGGCAACGAATGCGCCAATCGATGAGTTGGATGGGTCAGACGAGTTGTAGGCCTGGAACTGAGAATTTACCGCCGTGCCATTTGGAATGGCAGTAACGAAGGTATTCGAGTTCGCCGTGCTGGTCTGGAACAGGGTGCGGCTGGCCACCGTAGCATTACTGAAGTCGCCAGTGATGCGCAGGCCTGTGCCATTGAATGTTAGGCTGCCAGTCAGCGTCCCTCCTGCCAGGGGCAGGTAGGTACTCGAGGCGGCTGCCGTTGTCAGGTAGCTCGACATGCCGGCAACGGTCTGGTACGAACTCATGCCAGACAGGGTTTGGTAGGTCGATGCTGCGGTCGATGACTTCAGGTATCCCTGGCCAATCACGAAAGCAGTCGTTGCCAGCTGAGTGGTGTTAGTGTCTGCTGCTGCAGTGGGTGCAGCAGGCGTACCGATCAGCGTTGGAGATGCCAGCGGAGCATAGGTCGTTGCGGCGGCCGAGCTCGTCAGGTAAGTCGACAGGGCCGAGCTCGTGATGAAGCCGGAGTCATTGGTGAATGCCGACAGAGCCGTGGGCGCCGTGTAGCTGATGACACCCGTGGCCGAGTTGTAGCTCAGGCTGCCGGATGCGCTGATGGCCGAGCGTGCCCCAGCCTGGTTGATGAATCCGCTGGGGTTGGTTGCATTGTACGGGGTGAAGCCAAGGGCCGTTGTCACCTGCGAACCGGTGATGCCAGTCAGGTAGCCTGCGTCGTTGGTAAAGGCTGATACAACGGTCGGAGCGGTGTAGCTGATGACGCCAGTCGTGGCGTTGTACGACAGCGATCCAGATGCGCTGATTGCAGCGCGGGCACGGGCTTGCGTGAAGTACAGGTTGACAGATCCCTCGACCACCGAGTCAGTCGACCCAGGGGAGGGCGAAACTTCGATGTAGGTCGAGCCAGACCAGCGGTAGATCTTGTTGGTGTCCTTTGCGACGTAGATGGTGCTGGCAGCACCTGTCGCAGGAAATGCGGACTGGCTGGCGTACTCAGTGACCACATCCATGTAGGACGGCAGCTGAGCGGCAGGAAGGCGGCCAGAAGAGTCGAGTGAGGCCACGCCATTGGCAGAACCAATCAGCGCAGTGTTGATGGGCGTGAAGCCCAGGGCGGTTGTGACGTTGACACTGGTCAGCTCGCTGCGAATCTGGGAGCTGGACTTGTTCTCTACATTCGGGATGCCGAGGTTGGACAGGGACTGAGCCTGCTGGCCACTGGTCAGCGACTGAGCGGAGTCATAGCGAACACCGCCGGCAGTTGCGGCAGCAGCGCTGGCAGCAGCAGCTGTGGCAGATGCGGCAGCAGCCGTTGCGCTTGTAGCTGAATTGGTTGCCTGGGTTGTTGCGGTGTTTGCCGAACCCTGTGCAGACGATGCAGATCCTGCGGCCGATGTCGCACTGGTTGCTGCATTGGTAGCAGACGTCGATGCCGATGTGGCACTGTTGCCGGCGGCAGTTGCGGATCCGCTGGCCGATGTGGCACTGTTGCCTGCACTTGTTGCCGATGTTGCAGAGGAAGATGCAGAGCTCGCCGCAGATGTTGCAGATGTCGATGCATCATTGGCGTATTTCTTTGCGCCATACCCTTGGCCAGTTACGACCTCAGATGCGGTTTGAGTTGCCCATTGTTGAGAAAGTGTTGCGGATCCAGATGCATTTGTTGCACTTGATGCCGCAGACGTTGCGCTGGACGCAGAATTGTTGGCTTGAGTTGCCGCAGTTGATGCACTGTTCGATGCGTTGCTCGCCTGCGTGGTTGCAACAGTTGCAGCATTTGTGGCGGTGATTGCTGCAGTATTTGCTGAGCTTGCACTGCTGGCGGAGTTGGATGCCTGAGTGGTTGCTGTTGCGGCTGATGCTGCAGAATTTGTTGCAGAAGTCGAAGCGCTTGCGGCAGATGTTGATGCGCCGGATGCGGACGTAGCTGCATTTGCTGCAGAAGTCGCGGCATCATTTGCATATTTTTTGGCACCAAAACCTTGACCAGTTACAACTTCTTGCGATGTCTGTGTTGCCCATTGCTGAGACAGAACAGCAGATCCTGAGGCATTTGTTGCACTGGTTCCGGCAGATGTAGCACTTGATGTCGCATTGCTGGCCTGGGTCGCTGCCGTCGATGCACTTGCCGAGGCATTGTTTGCCTGAGTCGTTGCGGTCGTTGCGGCATTGGTTGCAGTCGTTGCGGCGGTCGTAGCCGTGCTCGCGCTACCGGCTGCATTTGAAGCCTGGGTCGTTGCAGTCGTGGCAGAGCCTACAGCAATTGTTGCCGAGTTGGATGCATTGGTTGCAGACGTGGCCGCACCCGACGCAGACGTGGCCGCATCGCTGGCGTACTTTTTCGCACCGTAACCCTGGCCAGTCACCACTTCCGCGCTGGTCTGAGTTGCCCATTCTTGAGCTAAAGTGGCTGAGTTACCGGCGCTGGTGGCGCTGGTCGATGCATTGGTCGCGCCAGTCGTGGCAATGCCCGCCTGGGTCGTTGCCGTAGTCGCTGCAGTCTGTGCTGTGGTGGCAGAACCTGATGCAGCGGTTGCACTTCCTGCAGCACTGGTAGCCGATCCAGCTGCATTGGTCGCTTGCGTGGTTGCCGTGTTGGCAGATCCGGAAGCAGACGTTGCGCTGCCAGCTGCTGCCGTGGCACTGTTGGATGCGTTGGTAGCGGCCGTGGATGCAGTCGTGGCAGACGTCGATGCACTCGAGGCAGATCCCGCCGCACCGGTTGCCGACGTGGATGCATCGGCAGCATATTTCTTGGCGCCATAGCCCTGGCCGGTGACAACCTCAGAGCTGGTTTGCGTTGCCCATTGCTGCGCAAGAGCTGCGGATCCAGCCGAGTTGCTGGCGCTTGTAGACGAGTTGCCAGCCTGAGTGGTTGCAATCGTGGCCTGGTTGCTGGCAATGGTTGCGCTATTGCCTGCCGAGGTAGCGCTATTTGCTGCACTGGTGGCACTGCCAGATGCAGAGGCTGCAGACAAGCCTGCATCCGATGCTTTGCTCGTGGCAGTGGTCGCAGATGCGGCTGCACTGGTTGCGCTGTTCGATGCTGAGGTTGCTTGGGAGGATGCGGTAGTTGCGCTCGAGGCGGCATTCAACGCAGAGGTCGAAGCATCTGAGGCTTTTGATGTGGCCGTGCTTGCACTGGCCGATGCGCTATTGGCACTGGCTGCAGCACTGGTGGCCGAGCTTGATGCATCGCTTGCCCGGGAGGTCGCGGTGCCTGCCGAGTTGGATGCGGATGTTGCGGATGTTGCGGCGGATGTCGCGCTATTCCCCGCAGATGTTGCGGAGTTTGTGGCCGAGGTCTGCGATGCAGCGGAATTGGTGGCGGCAGTCTGAGCCGCAACCATGGCAGCAGTCGCCTGAGGCGTGACGTCGCCAGTGTCACCCTTGGGAATGGTGAAGTTCAGAACCGAATCGGTCACCGTGCCAGAGTTGGAAACGGACGCAGATGATCCTGCAGCACCGGTCGTGACTGTACCGACTCTGATCGTGCCGGCAGCACCTTGCGGACCAACAGCAACAACCTGGATTGTTTCTGCGTTTGGAGTTTCCTGGATGACGACTGTGCCGCCGAGCTCTTGAACGATTACCGCACCAGTGCTCGAAACGGATTCAACAACAATGGTGTCACCGGTTTCTTTGATGACAACAAAATCAGTCATGCGTGATCTCGGGTGAAATGCTGATGGAGCCTTGGATCAGGCGTGTAACGATGCCGGTTGGCGAAGTGAGCTCGAGGTCGTACTTACCTTGCTTCCAGGTCAGGGGCGTGGTGTCGGCGCTCTTGAAGTCCAAGACGATCTGACCCTGGCTGGGAACGATGGAGATTCGGCCATTGGCGGTCGACATCTCGAACAGCACATTGGTGTCCGATACGCTGCGGCGCACTTGCAGGCGGGCGGTGTAGCCTGACAGGATCACCGGGTTGCCGGTGCTGTCATTCCAAACCAAAGGCTTGAGCAGGTCCGCACCCTGCTCGATTTGAAAGTCGTAATTTGCTGCTGCCATGAATTACCTGCTTGATGAAAATCAGCGATAGCCGTATTGAACTGGTCGCACGCGAACGCTGTCTGCGACCTTGTCGTGGGCAATGAATACTTTGGCCTTCACAATGCTGTCGATGTAGAAGGCTTGATTGGCCATGGCCAGTTGGGGATTGGTCCAGCTCTTGCCGGGCATCTGCATGAGACGGGCCTTGCAGCCGGCGAGGATCTCGTCGAGGAACTTGTCGATCAGGAACTGGGGGATGTAGGTGCCGAACTGGTCGGGAGCGTAGATAGCGCGGATGGTCATCTGTGCATTGTTCGCGCCCATCGGGATGGGATAAATACGAACGGTCGACCAGTCCTGGGGGGAGTTGTAGTAGGCAGGCTGAGAGCCTTGGGCCACTTGCCAGTTGGGGATGACTTCCTGCAGTCGCTCCATGGTGACTGGCACGAGCTCGCGGTTGATCATCCAGATAGACTTGATGGTGACGATCTGCGCGCCGGTTGGCGTGTCGATGTCGTACTCGTTGATGCCATCCTGAACTGTGATCGGATCTTGGATCTCATTCCAGACGCCAGAATCCCAGCAGAAGTCATTGCAGGTACGCATGATGGTCTGCATGGCCAGAGTGTCTGGGCAGCCAGGAACCTCCGGCAGCAAGTAGGGCAGGAGCTGGTCAGGGGTCATGGCTTAGGCCTTGGCAGTGGGTGCAAATGGGAGTACGCGCAGGTTGGGGTTGACGCCAGAGACGGCGGCCGCCTGGGCATTGATGCTGTTGTTGAACATTTCGGCCGCGACCATTGCTTGTTGCGCATTGGCAGCTGCTTCTGCGTCCTTCAGGTAGGCGCGAGCCATGATGTAGTTGACGAGGTCATCCTCAAACTTGTCGTCAACCGAGATGGTGGTGGTGTCCGAGCCATCCCAGTTGTAAGTGCCGGCGACATTGATGTTGGGAGGATCAGCCAGGTAAGAGATCTCAACCCACACTGCCGTGTTCGATGGCACGCCTGGGGAGACGTAGAACACCTTGGGAGTGCGCGGGTCAAAGACATATTGCGAGACGGCCGTGCCCGTGACTGTGTGCCAGTTCGGGTCGTTGACATCCATGGTCTCGCGGTCGGTGATGCGGATCGCCTTGCCTGGCGTTGATCCATTCACACCCATGTTGCGGTTGATGGACTGCAGCGCATTGCCGGCGATGTTGAATGGGGAGAGACCGTCACCAGGAATGACGCTGGCGGACGGAATCAGATCGATGGATTGCAGCGTGCCGGGCACCAGCTTGACGACATCCAATCTCGAGCATGACGTCGGCACGTACTTGGCAATTGCGCGCTGGGCGTCGTTGAGCCAGGATGCCAGCTCACGAGAGGTCCAACGGTTGAATTGCGGCGATAGGTCGTGCAGCTGCACCGACACGCGGTACAGGACGTCTTTGACGAGAGTGGATGCTGCCATGGGTTACCCGGTTGGATGCGAATCAGTGAACGCTGTAGGCGAAGCGGTTGTGGCTGCGCTCGGTCAGTTCGCCATCCTTGTTGGGATGGAAGGTAGAGGTCTTGGCGTTTTCCAAGATCTTGACCAGTTCCTCAGGCACTTCGACGGGCAGGCCGCGCGGCACCAGGTACATGTAGCCATTGAGGCCGATCTTCACAGCGTCTTGGCCGCCTTCGGCTTCAGAGGTGTGGATGGTGATGGTCTTCTTGACACCAGACAGGGCGATGTCGTAACCGTCAACGCGCACGGTGCGTTTGTCGGAGCCGCCCCTTTTGTTGGAGCCGGTCGACGTGGTGATCACGCTTTCAGGCTTGGACGGAGTGTCATCGATGTCGGAGACTTGAGTTTGATTTGACATAGGGTTCCTCACAGAAAGTGCCGGGGTTTACCCGCCCCGGCAACGGGTTGGTCGCAATTAACTGCTGCGCACCAAATGCTTACTGCACAGTGGTCAAAACGACAACAGGAGCAGAGGTAGTGGTGGCGTGAGCGTTGAAATCAGCGACCAGCTGATTGTGAGCTGCGGCCAGAGCAGTCAGGTCGTTCAACACGCTGTTGAACAACTTGTTCAGGGCAACGCCATCGCTCGAAGGATTGATGGTGTTGGTGGAGTGGTTGATGCTGGACATTTGTGTTCCTTGCTAGTGGGTACAAAAAGAGAGGAGACCGAAGGCCCCTCTTGCTTTCACCTACTGGGTAAACCCAGATTAGGCGGTGGCAGCCACTTCAACGCGGCAGATCCAGGCGTCATTCAAGATGGCGCAGGTCTGCATGGCCTTCCAGGCAACGTGACCACGTTGAGCCAAGGGATCGGAATCGCTGGGCTTGGGGTTCACGACCATGGGGGTCAAAGCAAACATGCCCTTCAAGGCGATGATGCCGTAGGCGTCGCGAGCGACATACAGGATCGGGTACACGTCAGCGTTGGTGCCGCTGGTGGACAACATCGAACCCTTGGCGCCACCTGCGTCCACAAAGGGAGCGAAGATGGTGGAGCTCAGGTAGCGAACGTCTTCGCACTTGCCGATTTCGTTTTCCCATGGGGTCATGGTGCCGTACTTTTCAGCAGGCACGAAACCAGTCATGGAACGAACGTCAGCTTCCAAGTCGGGGTGGATCAGAGCGACGAAGCCAGGGGCGACGTTCTCAGTACCGAACGAGGGAGTCGAGCGCACGATGGTGGTGATGAAGCGAGCGTTTTGACGCTTCAGGGCACGCACGGCACGGCGTTGGATCGTCAGGGCGATTGGGGTGTTCACTGCACTGCGCAGAGCACCGTTGGCGTACAGCACGTTGGTGCCAGCCTGCAACACGCCGAAGCGCATTTTCTCGATCATCTGAGCGGCTTGTTCGCCCAACAGAGCCACCGACTCATTCAAGGTCGGGTCTTCGTGGGTGTCCAAGATCACGTCGGTGATGGTCACTTTGTCGCCGTATTGGGTCAAAGTGGCGGTCACGTCGGTCACGGTCAGGGCTTGGCCGGCAGGAGTCACACCTTCAGTCAGCGCTGTGGGCGTGTTGGGCAAAGCGTTGTAGCGACGGAACTTGATCACTTTGGTGGAGTGCTCGGGCAAAGCCTTGGCTTGACCGAACTTTTCCAGGACCAAGTAGGGGAGGCCACGCTTCAAGAGTTCTTTCTCAGCGTAGGCGGCGGTACGAGGCGAAATATCGCCGTATGCGGTTTGCGTCATGTTGATTCCTTTCGTTAATGGCGCGTTTTGGTGTCGCTGTTTTCACAGCCATTGCAAAAGGAGCGTCTGGACTTATCCCGTGTGCCGTGTGCAGATACGCGAGAACTCTTTGCCGGGGCGCTTGCGCGTGTCCCTAGAGTTCCTTTCTCATGCGCGACTGGTTCGTCGTGCTCCAAGTGCTGGGTGTTTGGTATCCGGCGCACCCTGCTACGCCGGCTGTGAGGCAGCCGGTTTGTGGCTACATCCACATCTGGTTGAGCCATCGACACGTTGCAATGTCATGTCGATGTTTTGCTCGAATTTCGACATAAGGCACAGTATGTAACCTGTAAGTTGCGATTACAGGTCAAATACCGTACTTATGGGTTACACATTGGCTTGGCCGTCTTCGGTGTCGGCCCAGGCCTTCGCGTATTCGTTCTGGTCTTCCTGTGCCGGATTGCGCACAGGAGGATTGGACTTGCCGGCATCTGCGGCAGCCTGTTGCTTGGCGCGCTCTTGCACTGCCAAGGCAATGGCCACGGCTTGCTTTTGAGGCTTGCCTGCGGCCATCTCGGTGGCGATGTTCTTACCCACCGCCTTATTGTCGGCTGACTTGATGACTGGCATGATCAGAAATCATCCCAGGCACCAGCGTAGTCGCCTTGTGCTTTGGGCTCATCGGGCAGCTTCATGCCGGTGGAGCGCACGCCTTCGGCAGCGTCCAGAGCAGGATCTTCGCTCACGGCTTCGTCAACCACGGTCTCACCCTGGGCTTCAGTCAGCTGGTCTTCCTTGGCGGCAGGCACTTGCGACTTGAATGCGCTCAGCAGGGCATTGATCTGCTTGGCAGAACCGTTGGCGATGGTCTGCATGGCTTGCTCTTTCTCGCCCTCAGGCAGAGCTTCCACGTAGGCCTTGAACTGCTCACTTCCGCCGACTTCCTGGAAGTCAGGGTGGGCTTGAGCGATCTGCTCGAAGTGGGCCTTGGCTTTGGTATCGACGATGTCGTTGATCACGCTGTCCACGGTTTGCGACAGTTGACCGAACTTCTCGTTGGCAGCATTTCCGCCGGCTTCCTTGGCCTTGGCCACAGCGATGGCTTCGATCATCTTGACGAAGTCGTCACCGAAGTCTTCGGCCAGTTGCTTCATGGCTTGCTCAGGGCTGATGCTGCCGTTCTCGACTTGCTCGGCCATTTGCTCGACCTGGTCCTCAGCGGCTTCGTTGGGCAGCGACTCGGCAGCCTTCTCGATGGCCTCGCCAACAGCTTCTTTTTCCTCTTCAGGAGTCGTGGCGCCGGCAGCTTTCAGGCGGGCTTCCATGGCCTTCAGGCGACCTTCCCAGCTCTTCAGGCGCTGCACTTCTTTTTCCATGTCGGCTTGAGGTGCTTGCACTTCGCTGGCATCGCCTTCACCTTCGGCTTGCTCTTCGGCAGGATTGTCCTGGCCATGAGCTTCGGAGGCTTCTTCAGCGGTCTGCTTGGCCTGGGCGTCTTCGGCTTGCTTCTCGAGGTCGCCGCCATCGATCACGATGGCAACTTCAGCGGGATCGCTGGATTGACCGTCGGAACCGTCTTCGGCTTTCACCTCTTCGGGGCTGGCAGGATTGGCAAGACCAAAGGCCTCGTCTTCGCTGGGCTCGGGTTGAGCCTGGTGGTCTTCATTGAACGCGTCGGCGTACGCCTTGTGATCGTCGTTCATTTGGTCTTGGGTTGCCATGTGTTTCCTTTCATCAGGCTTCCGGGTGGAGCCGGTTGCCCGGCTTTGGCTGTCCCAACCGACTGGCTGGGGGACAAAGATCTATTTCAAACAAGTGGCAGCATTTGATTGCCGCGCAGTGAATCTCTGATGGCCAGGGTTTGCTTGAGCAATGCCTGGGTGCGAATGAGCTCCTCGACGCCGACATCTGCCAGGCGCTGCCTGTAGGCATCCGCCAAGCTGGTCAGCATCTGGTCAACGGCCTTGATCGGGTCAGTGCCACGGAACTCGCTGACAACGCGCGCAGCATCTGACAGCTGGCGCATGGTGCGCATGGATTCATCTTCCATCAGTGGTCACCAACCGCAGGGGTCTCGATACCGCT